TATTGCTTTGTTGCTAAAGCTGGGGATACAATGACTGGGAAGCTGACTTTAGATGGAGATCCGACGGCTAGTTTACATGCTGCAACAAAGCAATATGTTGATACGAGAGATGGTCTAAAGGTATCTAAGTCAGGCGATGCCATGTCCGGCAAGCTAACTTTGGACGGAGATCCAACAGCTCCTCTTCATGCTGCTACAAAGCAATATGTTGACGGAACAGTTAGCAATGCAGGATTTGTTGAGTTAGCTGGTGATACCATGACTGGCAAGCTAACTCTTGATGGAGACCCAACAGCTCCTCTTCATGCTGCAACTAAGCAATATGTTGACGGAGCTGTCGGCAGTGCTGTAGGAAGTCTTGGTAAAACTTGGGCTGATTTTAAGTGTTCCTAAAGACCCAGGTGTTTTTCTGTAATAATTGTAAAAATCATTCCTTTAGTCTTTGCGAAACTATCAGCAGCAGCCCACTTTGCTTGATTTTTAGCATATTCAGCTTGTTGATAAATTAAGCTTTTGGTCTTCTTGTTTTTTTGAACCGGAGGAAGCGTTTGGCAGTGTGGCTTAATTTCAATCAGATATTTTTTAACATCGCCGTTTTTGTCTTTCATTTTTGCATAAATGTCAACAAAATATCTAGACACTCTTCCTGTCAAAGGATTTTGATAAGGAACTATCGTTTCTTCTGATGACCATTCTAGAACATTTGGATTATTATCAAAGAAGCGGAAAGCTACGAGCTCGTAATTTGATCTATAGCATATTTGGTTTGCGTTTCCCTTATATTTTTCAGGAAATCTGCACGTATATATCCCTTGTCGAAACTTTGAGTTCTTTTTCATTCAGCAAGAACTCTTTTAGCAAATGCTTCAAAGCTCTTTGATTCTTCAAAAGGTTCTTTCAAAGTTTCTGAAGAACTAAACAAATGCTCTTCAATCTTTTCATAACCATCATCTCCAGCCATTTCAACATCTGCCGGCGTTAGCTTATAAGTCTTCAGAAGGCTTTTAGCGCTTTCTGAGAGAGGATCTTCTTCAATATGAGGCTTGCTGTGTGGATCATTATGATCAACTACTGCAAAATACAAATAGTCAGTATCTTCGGCAATATTTCCAATACTATAAACAATTACTAGATCAGCACCTGGATCAGAAAGAACTTTATAAAATACAGAGCACTTCTTTTCATCTTGCAAAGGAGGCATTACCATCTTGAATTCGAGATTGGAGCCAACTTTTGAAGTATCCAAGCTTTCCTTAACGTTTTCAGAAGCATACAAAGCTTTTTGCTGAGCTTCAGCTTTCGCTTTTGGCAAACCTTTTTTGGAGAAGCATTTTTTGCCGCCTGGTTTGCAGACACGATACTTTCCTTTGTATGAATAAATTTTGTATGGCATGTTTTTATTTATCAAAAAACGTTATAATTACACTTATGAGCAATTTTGAGAAACTTTATGAGAAAACTTTACAAAGATTAGAAGAAGCACTTGGTGTTCCTGAAAATATTGTACAAGAAGCCCGCAGAGTCTACGAAGAATTTTTGAAGCTGATTGATAGCAATACACAAGAAAAAACTTTAAAAGACTTCGATCTTGCCGTAGGAAACAAAACGTTTAAAGATATTAAAATTTCTTTGAAATTGATTCCAGATAAAGATCTATCTTTAAAAAGTCTGAGTGTTCCAGCAAGGCACAACTTCGATGTCTTTGTACAAAAATCTAAAATTGCTGAGGATATTCCAGAAATTATTTGTACTGTTAATGTTCCAGTCGAGTTTGATCAAAATAATCTAAAGCAATTTTTTGTTGACTCGAAACTAGCAATCGTTCCTTTAATTGCTCACGAATTGCATCACGTCTTTGTAAATTCTGTAAATCTTGTTAGGAATGCTTTTAATCTCGCATCAGACACAGCAATTTCCAACTATGTGAGCGGCGTCTTGCCTAAAACAGGAATTCTTTCTATTGATGGATTTATATCGTCTCTTTATTTGTTGTCGGCAATGGAGATTCTTGTTTATCCTTCAGAGCTGGCTGCAAAAATTGAGCTAAATAATATTAGAAAAGCACAATTTCTTGAGTTTTTAGAAAGTAATGATATTTACAAAATCTTGAGTGCTCTGAGCAGATTTAGTTACGGAGACTTTTTGAAAGAACTTGAAAGACAAGAAGACGCGATTGACGGATTTCTAAAATCTAAAGAAGGAACAATTGAACAAAAGATTAAAAAGTGTTTAGAGATTGTTGTTTCGGATCTGAGTCGCGACATTGCAACATCGTTTGCTAAGTATGTCAAAACAGGCATCAATGCTGCTTTGGATGACGATAAGATTCCTCCTATCGAAGAAATACGATTATATGTGCAAAAAATTCAAAAGAAACTTGCAAAACACAAAGGAAGAGAAGAGCAGTTCTTTAAAGATTCGATAAACAATTTCAAAGAACAAGCAAATATCACAAAAAGAAAACTTGCCAAGCTTTATGGTTTGTGTAAAGAAAATTATGTAACGAATGAGGAGCTTTTAGGAGAATCGACAACAAGTTTTGAAAAGATAATTGAAGAAGTCGATAGATATAACGAGCTTGCAGAACAAATGCGAAAACGTTATGAGTAGTTTTGAAAAACCTTATAAACTTGCTTATCGCAGTGCAGTTGACCAAAACGGCTTGCAAACTACTTTAGATAAAAAAGATATAGAAAGAGCACTTAAAGATATTCAAAAAGATTTGAGAAAGTATATCGGAAGAGAAAGAGAATTCTTTTCTGATTATCTTAAAATTGTTAATAGCAGGGCTTCAAAGACCCTTAAAAAGATTGGAAAGCTTTATGCTTTATGCGAAGAAGATGAAACAAGAGAAGATATTGCGCTTGGCTTAGTAGAGTTTGCAGAGGACAAAAGCGTTGAAGAAGTGTTAGAAGAACTTTGGAGAATGAGTTATGAGTGAATTTGATCACCAGCTGGCGCATGCCCAATAGCGTCTTTTGAGCTTACTTCCAGGATTGTCGCATCGATGCCTCGAACGAAATGCTTTGCGTCTCTTTGGATTAGATTTCTTAATTTTCATGTTGGCATCTCCGAAGCGCAAGATTTTTTCTTTACCGTTTTCGCAGGCCTTTACAACAAATTTTTTGACACCAGCTCCAGGCTCGCCTTTGCGAATCCTCCGAGGCTTGTTGCAAGGCATTTTTGATTTATCAGCTTCTTCAAGAAGCTCTTCGACGAGGAGTTGGAAATTTAACATACGATGGATTGGAGAGTGTTCTGAACGCAGAGAAATGCGGGGATAAGGAGAGATACTAGAGTGTTTATGAAAAAACAGGGAGGCGTGTTGTCGATATACGAAGACATTAGCTCTTGCTCTAATTTTTCTTTATCTGCGAGACCTTCTGCTAGCATGTTAGTGTTGACGGAGCCACCTCCAAAGAGGTTTGTTCCGGTGTACTTTTCTCTTGCCCGGCAAATAGTTATTTTTGCTTGAGCATGTACGTATTTTTGTACCCATCTTTCTTTAATGACATCTTTGATAGGCTTTTCGATATAGCATCCAACTACTCCAAGATATGTGTGCATTGACTGAGGCTCAGGAATAATTTTTAAAATTTGATTTCTTGAGTCAAAGCGGAAGTGCGGTTTCATAGCGAGAACTTTGTCTCGAGTGTCTATGAAGCCCTTTAAAACCTCCCATGTAACTAGGTCAAACCCCATGTTGCCTCCGACCATATAGCTAGAATATATGGAATTTGCCATAGCTTGTTCCAGTGTAAACAATGTATTAATGCCGGTGTCCTCGCCCTTATCAAAACTAAAACAATCAACCACTTTCCTATAAGAAGCTAGGTCATAATCATATTCATAATCATTAACACCGGTCACGCTAGTCACGTTAGTAACTCTATTAGTAACTCTGTGAGTTCTATTAATCAGATCATCAACTTTAATGCCAACACCAGGAACATACAGTTTAGAATCAAAAATCAAATACTCTTCCGTATAACCTGCCCACTTCGTAAAATACTCAATAGCATCCGTAATGTTCTCATACATTTGCTGATCAGTGATTTCCAAATTAATCAAAGGAGCACCGAGCTGATGCTGAATCCTTACAGAAAGGGTATCATAAGAAGTAATTGCGGGATTGAGAGTAGTTCCTCCAACCCATCCTTGTGGTAATACTGACATATTTTTACTTAATCAAACAAAAAATATTTTTCTAAATCCTCGAGAACTTTCTGATAAGCCTCTTCTAACAGTTTTTGAACTTTATTGATGAAAGTAATTATTAAAAGTCTTTCAAGTCGATATCAAACTCTTTATCTAACTTTCCTTCAACGTATTTTTTGTTCTTTGCAAAGTTTCTATAATCTTTGTCAGAGAATTGATCACAAATAAATTCGCCTTTGATTAATTCTGGACAGCCATCAAGAGATACGAGTTTAGTTTGAGTGCAGTCAAAATCTCCATGAACAATTTTTGGACCACCTTCAAGAGAAGTAATTTTGCTATACGAACAATCAAATTTACCTCCAATTACTTCTGGACAGCCTTGCAAAGAAGTAAATCTGTTATCATAACACAGAAAAGAACCTTGAACAATTTTCGGAGCACCTTCAAGAGATTCGATAGAATTATGATAGCAAAGAAAAGAACCTTCAACTGTTTCTGGACTACCTTTTAAGTTTGAAAGATTGTTATGCCGACAATTAAAATCTTTTTCGACCGTTTTGAATTGGAAAGGAAGAGCTTTGAGAGGAAATAAGCTTTTGAAAGGATCAGAGAGTAATCTTTCCCCATCTAGATCAACAGAACTTTCAGCATTAATTGTTCCGTCTTGATTGACTTTTAAGTTCAGAGAATGAGCATCAAGCCATTCCATCCACTTTTGCTTGTGTTCTTGAGGGCCAAAATAGAGAGGTTCCACAACACCTTCATAAATACTGCAATAAGCTTCTTCTAGCAATTTTTGGTCTTTTGACTTCACTGAGTTATTTATCTCCTTGTTCTGTCCTTTTAAAAAAATTAATATATAAATAACTTCATGAAGTCTTTTAAACAATTTTTTGCTGAAGCTACGACATCTCTAACAGACGAAGATTATAAGCGATTGTATGATATTTTAGACAGATGGTCTGTTGATGTCAGAAGCGTTAGTAGTGAAGAAATGTCCTTAGTAAGGCAGTTCCAATCTTTTTTTAGCTATACGGGCTTGATGCACAGAGTGCTTTGGCTTACGCCTCATAAGGAATTAGAGCAAAAAGAAATCGATCAAATTAATACTAAGCAAGACATTATGTCATATGAGCGATTACATTCTGAGCACTCATGGTCTAAGAGTCTCCAGAAGGTTAAAACATTTGCTCATGAATTTTTAGAAAGCGACTTTCAATTCTCAGATGCTGAAGATAAAGACGTCCAACAATTGATTACTGTCTTGTGCAAACAAAACGGAACAGGCTTTGATATTCAAAAGTTTTATAAAGCTTTCAATAAAAAGTTTGGTATTACTTCTCCGCCACCTGACGCCATTTCTAAATCTGCAGACATTCAAGAAATCCTTGCGCCAATAAACGATGAATCGTTTGAAGCAAAGCCTGTGAAAATGATTTTTGATCAGCCTGGTGTTATTAATCGAAGCGGAAAACCAGTTGTTGGTGGAGGACCAAAGTATATCGAGCCTCATCTCAGACCAAAAGTATGCAATGCGAGCGGAGATGATTCATGGAATGGTAAAAAGCTCTGGGTTGATATTGCAACCGGAAAAAAATATAAGGGCAATCCAACTGACAATACAGTAGAATTTGTATTTCCTTATGAAGGAAGATGGATGGGAGGCACCAATCTTGAACGCAAATATTATAGCTTCAGAGACTTCAAATACCAACCAGGAGATAAAGTAATAGATTGAAAGTAGACATTAACGCTCTTCTGAACGGTAGTCAGAAATCTTCAAAAGGTTGGTCAATCCCCTCTTAAACACTCGGAACTTCTGGAGCTGCTCCTCCTGCTTCAGGAGTTTCGGCTGCAGGAGTTTCCGGAACTTCAGGAGTAGCTCCAAATTCTGGAATTGCTTCTGCTCCAGGAGCTTCTCCTCCTCCAGCTTCTAGAGAAGGCATTCCGCCTCCACCACCCATCTCAGAACCTCCACCCATTTCTCCTCCTCCAGAAGAAGCTGCTTGAGCAGCTACTTGGTCTCTGAAATCAGGACCAGAACTTTCAATCTGAGCAAGCTCCCATTTCAGAGCTGCATCAATTCTCAACCATTCTCTGTTCTCTTTCATCAACTCAGAAGTCATTCCAAGATAATGTTTTTGAGCATATGACTTTGCAATCGATTCGTTCTGGGTTGCATTATTAAAGTTAGTAAATTTGAGTTCCAACAATTGCTGATTGCGCATTGTCATGAACGAAGTGGGTTCATTAAATTTGACTTTCAAAGATTGCTCTTTAAGATTATACTCTTTCCAAAGGCCCTTGAGCTTCAAATGAGTCACGAAGGCTTGCTTAATGCCTGCTGCAAATTGAGATTGCAACCGCATAATAAATCTCGCAAATCTCAGTTCGTCACGAGTAATTTCATTTCCGTCTTTGAATGCATCTCCAGGAGTGAGAAATCTTGAAACAGGCACCTTCAAACTCTTGTAAAGCTTTGTGAGGAAGTAGTCTAAATCTTTTATGTCACCCATGGAACCAACGGAGTTCAAAGTTCTAACATCCGTTCCTTTTCCTTGTGCATCTACGGGAAACCAATATGAGTCCAACATTGATTGCGGATCATAAATATTCGTTGTTCTGCTTTCTGCACTATTAAAAGTCTTTTTAGACCAATACTTGCTCATCAGGCCCTTAATATAAGACTCGGCTTTTGGAGGTGGCATATTGCCTGTATAAACTGTGAATACGAGACGCTCCGGAGCTCTTACCAAACGATAGATAACAACCGAGTCTTCAATCAGCGAAAGTTGTCTATAAGCCCTCTTAGAATTTTCAATAAATGGAATACGAATCGTTTTGAATTCATTCCACAAACCAGAGTTAACATAAGTTACTTGGGCTTTTTGAAGAAACAAAAGCTCTTCTTGGTCTTCTGTGTTAATTGATTGCGTGGGCCCAATAATTGGCTTAATCAACAAATAGCCCTTAATAAGTTCATTTTGAACATTATGATAAACTGGATTAATCAACTCAGAAGGAATTGACATTGTTCCAATAACTCCAAGTTCTTTCCTATCTTGCTTTATCAAGTTTTCAAAAAATAACTCGCCTTCAATCAACAACTGACGGAACTTTTCCCAACCTGAGTTTTCCAAATCAAATATTTGAACAAAGCTTTGAAATTCTTTTGAAATAATATCTTGAACATTGTTGCTATATTTTCCAACAAGTTTGAATTTGACAATTTCGTCATTGTCGTCCTTTACAATGCACTCATCAGCAATCTCATCCAAGCAGTCAGCAAGCTCTGCATAAGCAGCCATGCGACGGTAATCCATCAAGCGTCTTTGTTTGTCCTTATCAAGATTTGCATAAACAAATGCTTGGTAATCTTTATTGATTGCAAAACTTCCAGGAGTTCCTGAACTATAGTTATCAGCATTTGGAGATTGCCCGAGAAATACCGACTGATCTTGAATCATCTCATCCCTCAGCGAAGCTTGATTCTTAAAATCATAGAACTTCGGATTATTGCGCACAAGGTTGTCAATTATTTGAAGTGCGTAAGGAAGTCTCGCAGTGAAAGCGCCAAGAAGCGTGCTTTGCGGATAAGGAGTAGGTCGGACATTAGCCTGACCCGTTCCTGGCACAGCGTTGTTGGATGAATAAGGCCTGTAAATCATAATTTATTTGATATTTAACTATAATTATTAAAATAATCAAGATTCGTAACTATCTTTTTTAAGCATATTATCCTCCCACCACAAAGGCTGCAAGTTTTCAATCCGATTCATTA